CCAAATACACATCGTCTAAATGTTCCACCAGCTTCGGCGATTACCATTTCACAACAAGTAGTAAGATCAAGATTATCTGCTACTTCAAACTGAAACATACAGTCCTGCCATAAAGTACTACTTCCGGCAGATACAACTACGTGTATAGCAGCAGCATCAGTATCATTCTGAATGAACTTTAGATTTCGGAAGGTATTGCGAGTACCGGTTACTTTTATCAAGGAATCAGATGCCGCACCAACAGTCCCCGTAATTCTTGTTCCTTGCTCTGTATATCTACCACCACTTTCCATACCAACTACGTGAATTCTACTTTTAGACCAAGCGATTTCAGAGGCAATAACGTGTGCAGAATGCGCATCCATCAAAATAACATCATTGTTATTTGTGGTTGCGGCAGTATAGGCAGCAGCCAAAGTAGTAAAAAACCTAACATTACCATCTGGGTCTACCCTGCAAACATCCTCAAGAATCTGATAATTTGGGTCAGCTGTATCACTTGGACTCATCACTACAAATATCCTGCCAAAAGTAGGACAAACACTTGCAGCAACAGCATTCAATCTGTTGAGCAATGCAGCGCCATATCCCGAATTTTGATTATACATATTTTTATTCGTTGTTTGAGATCCACCTCCTTCCTAAACTCATTAGAAAATAAGTTATAATCTCATAAACGATATTAATTTTTACTTTTCGACCTTTATACTGGTTCCTGTGAGCCATTCACGATGTACTCACAGGAGTTTCTACAAGGTTTTGTGTGATTTTATCACTCGACTAAGCAGCGCCGTCTCCGGAGCTGAACTTAATCCATTGACCGGTAACGATAGTGATGCCGTATCCTGCGCGGACACGATATTCCCAATCGTCTGTCTGGACGTCTTCTCCGTTGGAATTAGCCGTAGGAGCAATCATGTGAGGAGCTTCCCAAATTCCTAAATAGAAATTTGAAAGCTGGCTCGATGCGATTCCCCAATAATACCTTTTGTCGGTGTCTCTGACACCAGCAGCGGTATAGGATATTCTCGGAAGAATAACGTGCTTGTATGACCCGGAATAAGGATTAATGACTCCAGAGTGAGCAGCATCAGGATCTGAACTCGATTTTAACAATTGTTTAGCTGCGTTGACCGTATTAGGGTCTGCAGTTGTAAACAATATGTCAAAAGGAGCAACCATTTGTTCTCCCAGATGATTGTAGGTTTCTTCGGCTACCAATCGTTCCATTCCTTCTAATGCACCCTTGGATAACCTTGGGTTGTTAGCTAAACGGTTACGATAGGTTGTTGCGCCAGAAGCCAACGGATGATCTGTGTCAAACAACTGTTGAGATGTAGACGCTCCCGTGACCAAACTGATTGTTCGGCCATCCATGTCAGTATAAAAAGTAGCGGTACCGAATCCGATTCTATGTGAAAGATCAATGTCGATTCTATTCGGACCTTTGCGACCACCATTCAATAGTTTTGCAACTACCTCGGGATACTTATTCTGTGTCCTCATTTCGTATGTAATGCCGATATTCTCAGCAACACGATATGAAGTCATAGTATTGGTATATCCCTGTTGAATAGTTCCTCGCGAGGCCTGATCGCCTTCACTCTTGTATGCCAAGTACTCGTTGCTGTCGATTTCAGAGAATGCGCGGGTATTACCCGTGTGTTCGCTGATAGCAACTTCCTTTACCATACCAGAGTCTCTCATATAATTCGGAACGGAATTTGCACCCTTAAACCAAATGACGTCTGCGAGCTTGGTAAAATCAGATTGTGATATTGTATTTAGTTCCATGTTTAGAGTGAGCCAGCTACAGCACCAGTTCCGATATTAAGTTTACACCAACATTTTGTTGTTGATATGAACTTCGAAATCTGAACGATGTCAAGGGTTCCGGATGCTCTACTTATAGTTGACGCGTCTGTCAAATCACAGTGCAAACCAAGGTCTGCAACTACTAAGGTTGCGGTAACGGTTGCCGCCCACTCGACATTTTTGTCCACCGGGACTCTCACATGCAAGTTTCCTTGTGTGGTGTAAATGTCAGTAGCGGAAGTAACGGCTGTTACGGCAACGCCAATTGTTGCTCCGGATGTCGTTGATGATGTGCAAGGTATACCATACCCAACACTCCAGCAAACTAATGCATCCTTAGACGTTGTTTGTCCTGTTGTCCACGGGACTTCTATAATCTTAGTCTTTCCTTTTTTAACTATAAAACTCATTTTAGTATAGAGCTTACTTGATTAAGGCCGGTTACTCGAATCCCTCGACTACAGTTATCGAGCAACGTATGCCCTTCAACCCGTGATTACGCTTCTCTGCGATGGGCTGGTTTGCATTTTACGAATGCTAACGGATTGCGGGGGCTGGAGTTGAACCAGCTGCCTCAAGGTCATGAACCTCGCGAGATACCGATTCTCTACCCCGCGCTTATTTTTTCAATTAAATCAACAACATAACCGTCTTCCAGTGAGAACTCTTTTGATTCGGAAAATCCCTGAATAACTTCTTTTAGGAACTTAATCTGGTCTTCGCTGAACTCAACATCCTTCCCTTTGTCCTTACGTAAGTCCCAAGTCAATCTCCCGTTCTCGCTTTTAAGTTCCACGCCTTTTCTTTCCTTTTCATCCATTGTCAGTTTTTCTACAATCTTCTGGGCGTGATTTAATGTCTCAAGGCTCAGTCCTTTCTGTTGGTACTTCTTATTTAGAAGTCCCCCGATTCCGAGCCGTTCCCTTACACTCAATACCACAGTTTTCATATTTTTCAGGTAATAAAATCTTATCAACGTCAAGTAAAGTTTTTTCTCCTTTCTCCTTGCCCCATAAAATCTTATTCGCCTTATCAATGTTTATGTTTACCGACTCCGTAATGTCCGGCATAATATAATTTATCTCATCTATGCTCAACTCCGCTTCAGCTAAAATAGCCAACATCCTCGAAACAACGGGTTTTATGCGTAAATTAACCAATCCGGTAAGGTCTTTTGCTTCCTTAGACACAGCTACCTCGGCCATTGCCAACGGGAGTTCTATGTTTTTATCCTTAAACTCAAGCCTGATTCGTTCTTTGCCGAAATAAGTCTTGTCTTCAAGATTGACTACGTTATCTATTTTGTTCGGTCCGTAATACTGTCCTTTCATAATTTCTAACCAGCTGACATTGTTGGTTTTTGTTTAGTTTTTACTTCTCCCTGATGCCAACCCTTTTCGTCTTTACATAAATGAATATACTTACCATTAGGAAGAGTTTTTGTTATTTTTTTACTATTTTTTTTAGCGATACAAGTTGTGAAATCCTCAGGCATATTCTTGTGGTAGGGCGTGAGTACAAGCCCACGCCCATACCATTTAGTTAGTAGTAAATTTAGTCTTCCAATAGTCTCTATTAAAGTTAACCCTTGCATTACATCGATTACACAAAGTAATCAGATTCCCTGGACAACAATTCTTTTTGTCATAATCAACGTGATGAACCGGATAACCATCTTTTAAGCATAATTGGCAAATATAATGGTCTCGTTCACGAATAGATTTTTTAAGGGTATCTGTCCAATTAATAGAATAAGGTTCAAAAGAAATCCCGCCCCTCCAATTAGATGCTTTCGGCCCCCTGTATTCGCTTAATTTTCTTTTTGCCTCATCTGAGTGGTGTTTTCCCTTCATCCATGTAGTTTTTCCTTTATTTGCCATACTCAATTTTTTCTTTGTTTCTTCTGAATGATGTTTCCCTTTCATTCCATAATTCGGATTTATCTTTGCATTATCACTTCTTGCTTGTCTAAATAGGGGAGTTATCTTTCTGTTTGTTGCTCCTTTACTCATTTGTTTGCGATGATATTCGGTTCTTTTATAGAATCCTCTTGGCATATCTCAATTTACATATTGCACGCCCACTACGTACTCCTTTCCGTTATCTTTTCTGCGCAACTTCAGGGACAAGTGTCCCTTCTCGTCAGTTGTTGTTCCTATCTGCTCACACTGTACGTGTCCGTATCTGAGATTCCAGGCAGCCAAGGGCATTTCCAGTTTTTTTCCGTCTTCGAGAACTATCTCGATGTCCTGTTTTTCTATCAATCTGTTCGTAGCTGGATCTAAGTGCGCGCCTTCATCTCTTACTGTTCTCCATCCAAGAATCACCGAGGGTTCTTCTCCTTCCACTGTCCAGGTTCTTAACTTTACGTGAATCGGAAGTTCTTCTTTGTGTCTGGAATAGTACTGTCCACGCAACTTTCTGTCAGTCATTGACTCAAGGGCGTTACTTTTTGCCTCTTGTGCGGAAAGACGTTTTTCCAAATCATCGATAAAACTCTTCGGCACCTGTATCATTTCTTCGTTTTTTTCTGTCATAGGATTCCTTTAGCTTTTTTATGTTCCCTGAAATCTTTATCGCTTAACCCCATTTTCTGTAATCCCAATCCCTTCACTTCGCCTTCTGGCGTATCCTGAGTAGCTTCTCCGGGCAGAGATGGAACAAATCCACCAGATGTGCCGGCAACGTCTCCGATAATGTTTCTATTCCCGCCACCAGCGAGAATAAATGCGCTTTTGATTCTCTCTTCAACATTTTTCTCACGCTTTACCGGGTCGGTTTCCTCATCTGCCTTGAAATTGTTAAAGTGAAACTTAACCTTTTTAACCATTTCCGAATCGTTTCCGACAGTTTCCTTGATTTTATCCTCAAGGGCTCTTCCACTGATAGTTTGCTTGATGTTCTCGATTTCCTTTGTGGAATTATCCCTATAAGAAGAAAGTTCCTTTTTCGTAACTTCCAACTCTTCCTGAAGGTCGTTTCGTGATTTTCTAAGTTCCTTGAAGTTCTTGGACTTATCGTCTTCTTCGCCCATTTCCTTGGACTTATCGGCTATCTGAGATTTCAACTCTTCCATTTTGTCGGTCAAGTCAGCTGTTCTTTGCTCTGATTCCAGCTTAACCTCTTCGATTTTAGACTCTGCTTCACCTTTAGAAAGAACTTCTATAGGATTACCGTCTTCGTCAAACGTTTCAAGGGGGTCTCCTGCTTCGTTAAAGACTTCTGTCATAAAATTGTAAATTAATGTTTAGCCTAACAACCAATTTGTTAACTAGGGCTGGCGTACCCCGTGCGGCGACCTTTTTAAACCTCTCCCAAGCCCGACTCCTCTTCCGGTTTATCGAGTCTTGAGGTTGATTGCTGGGATTTATCTTTGAACCACTCCTGGATTATTTTAAATCCATTTATAGTCCCTCTCGCGAACCACAGGTCTTCTAAACTCTGCGATTGCGTTCCGATTAGCTGTAATTGTTTGAATATTAAAATCTTTAAAATCTTCTCTCCCCATTTTTTGTAGAAAAGCTCAACATCAGCGGCCCTGTCCGACAATTGTTCTTCTGTGTACTCTATGGCCTCTAATTTCTCTATTTCTTCACGATTTAAGTTGTCTATTAATTCTTTCATAAAACGCCCTTAGGAGACGCCGTCTCTGGTTTTGGCATAATCCCCTGTTTAACCCCTTTCTGAGCCTGCCCAGCCCCTTGCATGCCCTGTGACATCGTTCCTGAGGGCTCTACGCCTGGCTGAGGGACTGTTCCACGGTTAAACATCTTTCCAGGGTCTTCTTCCCAGATCTGAGCATAGCGTTCCATGCCCCAATCAGGATTAATCGGGAATCCGAGGTTAACCGCGCCCATAACCATCTCCTGAAACATAATCTTATTAAACTCTGAACTCTTTTTCTCTTTCGGATTGATATTAATAACCCACACCAGACGGGCTTTTTTAAGTTCCTTCGGGTTTAGCATAATCATCCTGATAGGAACGCCCATCCTTTTGGTTGCTTCTTCTTCAAGCATGCGAATTTCGCCCGGCTTAGGTATCTTTTCCGTAGGAATTACCATGCGCACCCCCTGGCCTTCGTTGGAAATAGTCCTTTCCGAGGCTACTGTCCTGTATCGGTTCTTCAGTTCACCCCTTGCCTCGTCAACCTTCTGATCTGTGGGTTCAAACCAGTACCTTAGAATCAATGCTAAGCGTTTATAAGCAAGTTTTTTCTCCAAAAGCGAGACAGACAGCGTCATCAAACCCATCATAACTTTTGCCTGACGTTGAAGTTGCATAATCTGCGTAGCAGTAACTCTTTCACCCTGCTCCCTGGATCCCGTAGTGGTCTGTGATACGGTATTTCTATCAATCAAGGAGGTCATTTCCTGAATCATATTAAATTCACCCTGAGTTACGCCCTTGGTTTCCTGTTCACTCACAGGTTGAAGTTGTCCGGGCTGTATTCCGCGGGTAATCTTGCCTGCGGAAAGCACATCTCTTGACAAAACTCTGTCAGAAGTATTTAAATATGGCGGCATATAGGATTTATAGGTCTTCAGGACTCCAAGTTGCATCATTTTATCCAAAACAGCCACCAGATTCTTGTTTTTAAATATAAACGACTTGCCGATTGCGAAAGTATCCCTTATGGGTTCAAGGTTCTGCTGGACTAAAGTGTACTCCCCGTCGGGACTTATCTCCGTCAGAGGATAACCCATCGGCAGCATCGGCACTCCGTTCAGAATAATTTGAAATTCGTTGTTGATTTTGTCCTGATACTTGATAACTTCAACTTTTTCGCTATCGCTATCAAGCAACCTCCAGCAATTGGCAACCATTTCGTTCCCAACGTTGCCGGAAAAAGCGTTCTTTGACTTGGAAACAAAATCCCACATTTCCCAGTTACCGTAAATCTGCTTGGCTTCGTCGTAGCGAATCACCTGAATAGTGTAAATAAACGGCTGGTCTTCAATCATGTACTTAGACATATCGCCTAAGTAAACTGCAGTGCCTGGAATTATCGTTCTAATAGGTCTAGAATCGCCTTTTACGCGCTTAGTGGACCATTTCACGTCTTTCTTGCCTTCAAAGCCCTTAGAGGCTGTTTTTTCCATAACGTACTTCTCGTTCCAGACGTCTTCCACATACACGGTTCCTTGTTTTAAAAGCTCATACCACCTTAACATCTTCTTCTCTTCGTCGTTTTCCATCTCTTCGCATTTATCCATCACGTCCTCTATCCCCTCCCCGAGTGCTCCCACAGGAAAGTTATTAGCATCAAAGGCAGTAATGTCAGGCGAAAGATTTAAACCTAAAAATGTAGACAAAAAAGCCAGCATCTTTGTACGCAAAGTGCCGGATTGAAACACGGTATCATCTTTATTTTTCTTATATTGAATTACAGTATTCGCTCCACGCTCGTTAGCCCACCAATAGTTCAGGTAATCAACGTTATCAAACTCTCCATGTACCTGATCTCTGCTGGTCTTAGCCAATTCAAGGCGTCGCTGAAGACCTCCAAGATAAGTCTGCTCATCCGCAGTATAATCAGGAGTATTAACTGTCTCAGCAGGTTTTTCCTCAGCCAAGACGCTTCCTTTTACGATTAAAGTTGCTTCTGCCATGTATAAAATTAATTCTTTAAAATCTGGAGTCAGGCCGATTAATTAGAACGTCACAATGTTAGAGAAGTTCCCAGTTGAGGTGGCCGTAAATGTGCCACCCGTGCCGGCTGTATCACACCATATAGTATACGGCTGCGACCAGGTATACGTACGATAAATGGGCTGAATTTCTCTTATTGTTTCTATTATTCGACTATTGTTTTTACCAGCGAGTTTTTCTACAAGTTCCCGCAAAAACTTGATTTCCGACTCAAGGGACTTTTTGTCCCTATCCTCAATGTCTTCGGAGCTAAACAAGATTTCTCTTGCTTCTTCGTTGGTTAGTATTTTGTCTTTTACCAACTCTCGGAGCGATTCTGTTGTTGGCTGCTCCTTCAAACGCCAAATAAGTTTCGTAATCTTCGTCATATTTGTTTAGACCCGACTCCAGGTTTTAAAGAACTATCAACCACTATTCAAAAACATCCAACACGTCCCCCTTCCCCTCCCCTTGCTTTCGCCTAATCTCTTCAAACTCTCTAATCTCAGGGTCTTCCACATAGGCGTTAACTTCACCTTCGCTTCGCCCCAAAGCCAAGTATCTAAAGGCATCAGCGCCATGCGAAGACCAGTCATGAAAAGGGTGTTCCTTAAACTGGCCCTGTTTGTCGTCCCATTCCTTATGATAGTGAATCAAAGCATCCATTCCTGCAGCGCATTTGTCGTCAAAGCGACATTTGTTAAACATCCTTCTGACGGCGTCGATTCCTTCCTCGATAGGAAGTTTGGGAACTATTTTAAAATTTATTCCTAATTTTTGGGCAACTTCAAGTCTGGTCTTTCCGGTTCCTACCTCGCGGTTCTTGAGGTCATGAGGTCCAAAGTGGTCGGAGTAGGTGAAGGCTTTATCATTAAGAATCTTAACAAAATACGGCAACCCCTCCCCCGTCGTCTCATAGTAATCGATTAACCTTATCTCTATGCCTACACGTTGAAAGAACCAGATAGCTGTAGCGTCGCCTATGCCTATGTCCCAAGCAGTAGACACTTTGAGGCCTGGCTCGTAGTATATGCCTCCTATTCTGCCTTCTGCTCTTGCGTCTCTGATTTGATTAGAGTAATAAGAGCCCTTAACTGCCGCCTCTGTAGATAAGTACCACTCTTGATCAAACTCTTCCTGAGACATCATGCCCTGCGCAACCAACTTCTTATCGTCTTCAAGGGCCTGTCTCAGCGTCTCAACTGTAATGCCTTGCTCGTGTGCAAGGGTATAATCAATATCTTGCCAAACATAATCCCACTCATTCGGGTTCTGCCTTGCTACTGTGTTTGTTCTATAAAGTTGATTCTTGCCCTTAATTGTTCCGGCGAATATAGCAAATCCCAAGTGATCCGCTAAGCCCTTAGACAAAACCTCTCCAAAGATATTAGGCGGTTGCTGGCTGTATTCATCAAATCCTAACCCCCAAAATGCCGGACCTCTTAATGCGTCGGGATTATCAGCGCCAAATAATCTGCACTTAGATCCATTCGGATAACGAACAGTTAGCTCGGCCTCATTAAACTTAACCCCCGGAATAGGCAAAGCGTAATACTTCATCATGTCCCACGCTGTTGTCTTGGCCTGTGAATAAAGAGGAAAAACGAGCCCATAAAATCTATTCCTTATCAATGTCTTCAAGTCTTCTTCTTTTATTCCGGGAACAAGCGCCCTCATTCTTTGCTCTTCCCAGTTGTCATCAGTAGCCGCTCTTTGTAAGTGATTTATAAGCGCGGTTGTTTTCCCTCCTCTTCTATGAATTATCAGAGAAAAATATCTCTTAAAAGAATTGTGAAGTTTCTCTGCCCATAGTCTTGGCGTATAAGGGATAACTACTTCTGCCATTTGATTTCTATTTTAGCGTCTACTTCTTTTCTCTCAATTATTCTTTGCTTTAAATTGTTATATTCTCTTATCGCTTGTACCTTTGCGGATAAGTTGTCTTTCTGCTTAATTATAAAAGCTAACTCCTTGTCTACTACTATATCATTCAGCGCAATATCCATTAATTCATTCACTCTGTCTAGTATGTTAATGTTTGTTAATAATCCGGATGCCAATACCTTTGCCGAGTTATATTGCTTTCTCTTTAATCCATATGCTTCTAAATAACTCTCTACTCCATTACCAAAAAACTCTCTATCTGTGGCGTATAGCTGACAAAATAGTTCTTGCTGTGGGTTTAGCTTCTTTTTCTTTTTTTGTTCTTTTTTAGGCATTTTGTTTATTACCTCTTAAATTGTTAGTCGTTATTTGCCTCTGTGGCGCAAGTTGTTTTGTTTTAGGTCTTATTGTATGGCTCTAAATGGCTCTATGTTTTATTTTCCGGTCCTGTGGATAAATGGCTTGTTGCCTATTGACAGGGTATTTATTTAAATGATAAGATTAAGATAGATTTAATTAAGGGTCTGATAGCTCTTTGAAAAAATATGACAATAACAGAATTTAATGTAAAAGTTAGGGACTTAATAAAAGAATTGGATGTTGACTTAATAAAAGATTGTGTAAAATTGGCAGAAAGCGGCGGAATAGATTTAGAAGGTTTTAGCGATAACTACGAAGCACCAAAAATAGTTTTGAAAGCCGCAATGCTAAATTATGCCAACTCAATCGGTCTACCCTACGCAGAAAGAAACAATAAAATTGTAAAGAATTTAGAAAGTTTTTAAACTTTTTATCTCTTGCCTTTAATTGTCTATCAGCAGTTAGAGGCAAGGATTAAGCAGTTTAATAATTAATTAAAAAATATGAGGCTATATTATCACGAAACAGACGGAGGGGCAGAATATCTTTTTGATACCTTTATCAAATGCGATGACGGACACAAAGAGGGGACAATTACAGACAAAACGAAATATGTTATCAGAATAGACGGGAACATTAGAGAAGACGCAGAAATGGATATAAGAGAAAATTTATGTCCTTCTTGTGGCTTTAATCTGTTGGGCTTGACGAAGAAAGAACTGAAAAGGGAGGAGGAAACAGCAAAGCGAATTGTAGCAGGAGAAATTGAGGATTAAATGTTTTTGCTTGCGCCTTACGGGGCGCAGGATAAAATAATTAACCCGTAGCACTTTAAAAATATGAACTTAATAGAATTATTAAAAGAAAATAAGACGATCCAAGACGGAAACATTAAAAACAAAGGGGGATTCGGAATGACTGAATTGCCTCACTTGTCCGAAGTATTGGCCTTGAATAAGCAATACCGGACACGATTCCCGAAGCTTTACGGATATAATGACGCAATAACAGACTGGATTATGAAAAAAGAAGGGATTCCGGAGGATTTAAAAGATATTTTAGACACGCAGGTTTACTTCTCTCAACGGGATTTAACGAAAGAGAAGGAACAGGAATAC